AAATGAAATTACAAAATAAACAAAAATATCCTAACAGAAGAACATTCCTAGAAAATTCCTAAAAAATTGGGTCCCGACCCACAGTAGCACGAGCACACTAGGTCCCTGGTAATACTATACAGGGACCTAGTGTGCAATTTGTCCGGCCTGGACCCCCGTTTACACGGGGACCCCCCGGCCTCCCATTTCAATACTGTATTATTTCCAACGAATTGGAGAGTGTTTAAAATTCTTAGTATATCGACGACGACGTAGAGCCTTGGTAAACTGACGACGATGAAAAACTTTCTGAATTGTCCTGGCTGCTACATCACGAGCCTGAGATCTATACGGGTTATGATAACCCTTTGCAATACTACGAGAACGACGAAAAAGAGAAGTTTTCCAAGACATCTTAAACTTATAATTAAATTATGAAAAAACTCCAGACACAGAAGCACCAGTCTGATCATTAATAAACTTTTCAGCACTCGTCGAATCAGTCAAACGAACAACAGCATTCGCGAACGTCATTTCCTGTTTCGGCATTGTCTTAAATGGCCGCAAGCGAGCATGCCAATCCATACAGCAGTTCAAACTGGAATGTGACAACACAGGCACATGCTCGCCATTATCAGCAACAACATTGACAACTTGTCCATTCTGAATGACGATAAAACCACGAGAAAAACCCTTCAACATTGTCGCCGTATCAGGAGTAGTTTGGAAATATTGATTATTAATCATCAAGTTAAGTTTGTACTTAAAATAATGTTCATGTTCGGCACCGCCTCCCAAACAAAACTTCGTCACTTTAGTAACTCTGTAATACCGTCCGACAAGAGGTGAGTTGAAAGGCATCTGCCCGATATCAGTTGGATCGGTATAAAATCCTCCGGCGGGTCCATTTTGGTTATATCCAAATGAACCAGTCCCAATAGTAATGGGCATCCCAGACGAAGGTCCAGAATAAGTATAACCCTCGGACCAATAACTCAAACTACTAAGTGAACCCCAATCGCCAGGATTACAAATTCCACTAGCGATAGTCTTGTCAGTATCATTTCGAGTTACATACTCAATAATTTTCACATCCATCTCTTCATTTCCTGCATTAGCAAGTCTTAAACAACCCCACACTTTCTCCAACATAAACCTCATATTAGCAAAATTAGAAACATCCGCATTACCACTCACATAGCCAGGTTGCATTAAGTCAACACAGTTGACACTACGAATACACAAATCAAACAAATTATGTATTTCACCAGCCGTTAAAATTTGAGTTTCAACAATAGATTGCTTATTCTCAGCGCCAGACAACTGACGAGCACGGACAATAAACCGTAAATCAGTAGGGCCAAACAAAAATTTCAACTTATTAACTTTCTTGATAATCCCCGGATAACCCTTAGAGTTACGATTCGAATAACTTTTACTACAACGTGATGAAATTGCACCTCCAGCCATACTCGTCGAATTAGATTGTGATTTTTTCTCAGGCTCACGCTTAGTACGAAGATTCTTAGCACGTTTAGTTCGACGTATCTCATTATTCACATTTCGACCAGATCGGCGTAAATTATCCAAAACATCACGAGAAACACGACTAATAGCACGGCGATTGTCGTAAGCAAATTTTCCGGCTCTATATACAATGTTTGAGAGTGATTGGCCGGAACGTCCATTATTTCTTATTAAATCAAGTTCACCACTATGACTCATTAATTAATTTATGAATAACATTAAAACGACGCGACAAAGCAGCACATGTTTCTACATCGTCAAAAATTTGTTCAATACTATATTGAGATGTTACAACAAATTTCGTCGGACGAATTAAAAGTGCACCACCTTTTGTTTCGGCGATGAAGGCATACCGATCTGACCAGAGTTTGAGATGGTGTCCCAAGAACTTGTGATCTGGTCCAATGTCGTCCAAAATGACTGTTCCCTCTCCCTGATACCCGTCCCACCACTTGTTGCATAACTTAAAATAAGATCCCGGATACTCAGTTCTTGCCATACGAGATTTTCCAGCTCCACTAATCCCATATATCCACACTCCACATATGTCTTCACAATCATCTGGTTTTCGCATGAAATCCTTTTTAATCTCCTTAAGGGTTCTATAATACCTAACAAATATATCAGAAGGAATATCATCTAATCGCCCTTCAATAGCAGCTTTTTTCGCATCATCAAATCGAGCTATTTCTAATTCACCTTTGCGTTTCTGACTAATTGGGCGTACGCCAGACTCAAAGATATCTCCGTCTTTAGAACAATAGGTAACGTTGGATTCAACATCTCCCTTTGCAATCTCGAGATGAGCGCGAGGAATTTTACCTTTAACAAAGGCGAGGGTTTTCGGATTGGAAAAGTAAATAAAACCCTGCAAATGCGGAGTACCTCCTTCTCCAACTTCCTTACCAACAATAATATAGACGGATTCGATAGACTTAACATATTCATATTCTTGATCTGTATAATTATTAAGAGTAAAACACCATGACCTCGACTTAGAAGGCATTTTTAATAAATGAAATTACAAAATAAACAAAAATATCCTAACAGAAGAACATTCCTAGAAAATTCCTAAAAAATTGGGTCCCGACCCACAGTAGCACGAGCACACTAGGTCCCTGGTAATACTATACAGGGACC